TCAATGTCTCGGATGCCTATTTGTTGACCGGAAAAAACTTGGTGCCACCCGATGCCTTCAAGAGATCAAAGCCTGTGCCAATGCTGATCGTCATTAAGGCTGAATTTGATCCCGACTCCGAATCCTGGTGGGCCACCGCGGATATTGACGATCGCCACGCGTTAGCAACTGGTGCTCCTACATTGAACGAATTGCTGGAACGAATCCCAATTGTGCTGCGAAGTCTTTTGGCAGAAGCGTACCCGGACACGGAAATTCCGTTCAGCATCGTGGCCCACAAATTCAGCGTCGTGAACACGCGCGTGGCATGAATAATTTTACCCCGGCGTTAAAAAAACTTCTGCGTGAAGCCGGTTGTTTTGTCGTCAGATCGGGGAAGGGCGACCATGAAATCTGGGAAAGCCCGGTTTCCAACAAGCGCTTCCCGGTCGACAGCAAGATTGCATCCCGCCACTTGGCGAACGCAGTGCTGAAACAAGCCGGATTAGCCAAACAATTTTGAATTGCTACAAAACGTAGTTGACGGCCTCTGCTACGTAGTGTAGCACTGCTCCCCACGTTCACCGGGAGCCGCCCATGCCGAAACTCCACGACCTCGAAGTCTTCGTCTGCCTCAACGAGGACGGCGATTACGTCGCCGATATCGACGCCGATATCGCGCTGTCCCAGTGCCAAGAAAGCATGGGCGGCCAAGCATTCAGGACCGTCAAATTGATGGTGACCATGGCGGCGCCCGAAATCGCCGCCGTCGCGGTCCGCGTGCCGGACGAGGCGGGCGAGACCGTCGCGGTGGGGGCGTAGGGCCATGAGATCCTACGACGCCTGGAGGGCGACCAACCCCGCCGACGAGCTGCTCGGCCCTGAGCCGCAGACGGAGCGCCCCGCGCGCCCCGCCCTGTCGCCGCCGCATCAGGCGCACGCCGAACTGATCGCCAAGCTCGCGGCGGCGAAGCCCACTGTCATTCGCACCGCCCGCGGCGCCGACGAAACCGACATCGGGCTGCGCGAGATGCACGTCCGCGCGGTGACCGGAAATTACCTCAAGTATCTCAAAGCGGTGGTCGAGGATCTCAACCAGCACCTCGTCGCCGGCGAGAAGGTCGACTGCCAGCAGTTCGTGTCGGCGTTTGTCGATGTCGCCGCCGACTATCTCTACGCGCCAATACGCGCGGCTGCCAACGCGACCGAAGCCGAGCGGGAGTGGATCGCATGACCCCGCTCGCTTATCGCATCGTGAAGGACATGATGCTGCTGGTGAAACAGAGGCAGGTGCATCTTGAGCCGGAACTGCTCGCGCAATTCCGCGAAGAATTCCACTGCTTTGAAGTAACGGCCATCAAACAACTGAGTTGGTGCCTGCGCAGCCAGATGCTTCGCAGCTTCCAGCCATCAATCGCCGGTGCATTTCTGCCCGCCGAAAGGACTTGGCTCGAATGGTCGGGCGATGGATCGCTCGGCGTCAAGCGGAGCCGCATCGCCGAACCTGACCGGCACCTACACCGTGAAGAGCGATTGAAATGATGACGCCCGGATACGCAGTCGATCCGATCATTGGAGCGCTCATTGCCCGTCTACCGGAAGTGGGCAGCGTCTGGCCGGAGACCGAGCGGAACCTATGGCTCGATCTCATGCGTCAATGTTTCAAACTGATTTACAAAGATCCGGAGGTGGTTGGACAGGAAGGGCACCCGTCATGATCGAACGTCACCCCATGACGGACGGACGGGTTCACCCGCTCCGGGCGTTCGCCATCACCGGGTCCGTTGGTGGCGGCCTGCTCGGCGTCCATCCCCACTGGACCCCCTATAGCTTGCACATGGTCAAGGCCGGATTGGTCGCCGACGACGTCGAAGAGACGGCGCCGATGAAGCGCGGAAGGCTTTTGGAGCCTGTCGCGGTTCAGTTGATCCGAGAAGATTACCCCGCCATTACGCTAGAAGAATACCCGGTAGGGACGTATTATCTCGATCCTGAGGCGCGCATTGGCGCTACGCCAGACGTGCTGGCGAGGGACGCCAAAGGACGGCTCGGCGTAATCCAAATAAAAAATGTCGAGCCCTCAATCTTCCGCCGCGACTGGCGCGGAGAGAACGGCGTCGTCGATCCGCCACTGTGGATCGTGGTGCAAGCCCTCATCGAGGCGTACCTGACCGGCGCCGAATGGGCGGCCGTCGCGCCGATGCGCGTCAGCTTCGGTGTTGAGATCGAACTCATCCCCATCCCGCTGCACGAAGGCATCATCGATCGGCTGAAATACGAGGTCGCCGAGTTTTGGCGCCGCATCGAGGCGGGAACGCCGCCCGACCCCGACTATGGGAAGGATGGCGCGCTGATCGCCAAGCTTTTCCCGAAAGACGACGGCAGCGAAATCGATTTGAGCGCGGACAACATGGCGCCGCAGCTCGTGGCCGACCTCGAGCGCGCGCGCGCCGACAAGAAGGATGCCGAGACGCGCGAGAAGGTCGCCAAAACCGGCATCAACGAGAAGATGGGCCCTGCCCGCTTCGCGCGCCTCGCCGATGGTCGGCGCATCTCGAACATCACCGTTAATCGCGCAGAATTTTATGTCAAAGCCACCACTTACCGCGCAATCAAAATTTTGGCAGCAAACTGATGACCTTCTACACCTACGTGATGCGCGACCCGCGCCCGGGTAAAAACTTGCAGCCGATCTACGTCGGCAAAGGCAAAGGTAGACGAGTACACGTGCATTGGCGCAAAGCCCTCGACCATAGGAATCCATTGCTCCGTCGCGTCTTTGGCAAACTTCACAAATCTGGCTTGGAACCGCAGATTGAGATCGTCGGCCATTTCGATGTCGAGACCGAAGCCTTTCAGCGCGAAATCGAATTGATCGCCCAATATGGACGACGCGATCTTGGCTTGGGCACTCTTTGCAATCTTACTGACGGTGGCGATGGCGCGTCTGGATGTTTGATTACTGCGACGCGCGTCGAACGCTTTCGAAAACAACTCACCGATCCTGAGTCTGAGTTTTCCAAAGCAAGAGTTGAAGGTTTGCGAAAGCCGGAGGTTAGGAAGGCCAATTCCGAACGCATGCGAAAGCGCTCTGCCGACCCGGAATTTAGGAAGGCTAATTCCGACCGTACGCGGAAGCAAAATGCCGATCCGGAATTCATCAAGGCGCGTGCTGAAGCTTTAGTTAAGCTTCACGCTGACCCGGAATTCACCAAAGCGAATACCGAACGCATGCGCAAGCGCAGCGCCGACCCAGAATTTAAAACTCGCGCGGCCGCTGGTCGTGCGGCTTATCAGGCCAAAGGGCTCTCGTGTGGTGAGGGTAACAGCATGGCAAAATTGAATGAAGAAGCGGTTTGCGAAATCAAGAAACGCATTGCAAGCGGAGAAAGGAGTACGCCGATTGGCTGTGACTTTGGTGTTTCCAGGCGAACAATCTCACACATCAAGAATGGGACAACCTGGGGGCACGTTAATGTCTGACCGACTTGCCATTGGTGACAACCGGCCCGCGCTCATCACCGCCGACCAGCTCGCGAAGGACTTCGCGCATATCGAGAAGTTCGTGGCTGAACTTGAGGCTACAGCGAAGGACGTCGCCCCCGTCGTTGAAGACGATGAGGACCTCGCCATCGTCAATGCGCTGGTGCCCAATCTGCGCGCCGGCGCCAAGCATTGCGACGAGGTCCGCGACCAAGAGAAGCGGCCCTACCTCGACGCCGGCACCACGGTGCAAACCTTCTTCAAGGCGTTTGAAAACCGCCTGCTCACGCTCAAGACGGATCTCGAGAGCCGCGGCGGCCGATACCTCAAGAAGAAGGCCGACGCCGAGCGCATCGCGCGCGAGGAAGAAGCCCGCAAAGCCCGCGAGGAAGAAGCTCGCCAGCGCGCTGCAGCCGAAGCCGCGGAGGCCGCAGCACGGCGCGCGCGCGAAGCCGCTGAGAAGGCGGAGGCGGACCGCGCCAAGGCCGCAGCAATGGCCGATGCGGGGGCGTTGGAGAAAGCGGCACAGGCGAAGGCCGCAGCTGATGCTGAGGTCGCCGCAGCGACGGCGCGCGCGCAGGCCGAGCAGAAAGCCGCCAGCGAAGCGACGGCCCAGACCGCGGCGACAGAAAAGGCGGCAACGGCAAAGACGGCCGACCTTGCACGTACGCACACCGCCGGCGGAACGAGCAGTTTGCTGGAAACTTACGAGCCGAAAGTCGGCGACTTCGCGAAGGTCGATTTGCTCGCGATCCGGGCCTTCATTCGAGAAGACGAGATCATGTTGGCGCTACGCGCCTACGCGCGCGCGAACAAGGACGAGCTCAAAGCCGGCGGCGCCAAGATCGACGGCGTGACGTTCGTGCTCACCACGAAAGGAAGTTTTCGATGACCACCACCGAAGTCGCAGTCCAGCAGGCTAGCAACGTCGCAGCGTTGCCGACGCGCCATCTCGTGCCATCAACCGATCTGTTCTCCGACCCAGCGGCCTTCGAACACGCGCAGCGAGTTGCCAAGGTCTTTGCCTCGTCAAAGCTCGTCCCGCAACACATGCAGGGCAACACGGCCGACTGTCTTATTGCGCTCCAGATCGCACGCAGGCTCAACGAAGAGCCTCTGACGGTCATGCAGCAAATCTACATCGTGAATGGCCGCCCCGGTTGGTACACGAGCTACATGATCTCGCGCGTCAACCGCGCTGGGATATTAAAAGGCCCAATCACATGGGAAGAGGCGGGTGAGGGCGACGCGCTCACTGTGACTGCAAAGGCAGTGCTCGCAGCCACTGGAGAAGAAATCCGCGCGTCTGCGGACATGCGTATGGCGGCCGCCGAGGGATGGACCAAAAACGCCAAATACAAAAGCATGCCGGCCCATATGCTGCGCTGGCGCTCGGCCGCGATGCTGATCCGCCTTTACGCCCCCGAGGTCATGCTCGGCATGCCGGCCGTCGAAGAACTTGAGACGATGCCGAAGATGCGGGACGTGACGCCGGCGAAAAACCTGGCCGACAAGCTCGACGCTCTCGCCCAAATCCCCGCCAAGGCCGAGACGCACGACCCCGAGACCGGCGAAATCACCGACGAAGCTCCGCGTGCGGGCACAGCTTCGACGCAGGCGCCTTCAGCAATGGATGCCCCACCTGCGACGGGCCAGCCGGCTTCCGATCCTGATCCCTCCCAAAGGAAATCAGAACAACCGGGAGCCGGCGCGGCCTCTGCTGCTGCCTATCTGCAAGACACCCACGCATGGATCGAAAACCTGCTCGACGCCGACGCTGGGGAGAAAAGATGGAAAGCCGAGAAAGTCTTGCGCAATCGCTTGAACGTCGATCCAGACGATCGTGACAGGCTTGATGCCGCATTGAAGGCGAAGATCGCGGCGCTGCGCGGGCTGATGACGTGAATCGAACACCACGGAGACCACCTGTGCGAAGCATCATAATTATTGCCGCCACCATGACCGTCGCCAGCACCACGCTGGCGTCCGCGCAGACGATGACGACGCGCTGCACGACATCCAGGGTTGATGGGGGCATCCAGACGGTTTGCACCACCACCACAGCACCGGCACCGAGGCGGTACTGCACATCCTACGGATACTGCCCGAAATGACCAAGCGCGAGATCCAGCAGCGCGTCGACCGCATGATCCAGCACCTCGCCCGACTGGTGCTCAACGGCGACATGAGCGCGGAGGACAACCACGCAGCACTGCGCGACCTGGCCGAGTGGGAGAAAGCCGAGATGCTCAAGCTGCGCGCGCGGGACGAGGTTTGACCATGCGGCTTCACGCGACAGTCATTGTGCTCGCCATGGTCCCGCTCGTGGTGTTCGCGATCGGGAGCTACGGCAAGCCGCAGAAGCCGCCGGCGCCGATCGAGCAGGCGACCGTACTGCGCGCGGTCAAGACCGACAGCTTCCGCGCGCCGGCGCTGGTCGTCACCGCCACACCATTCACGCCGGTCCTGGTCGAGCGTCCGGTCGTGACGGAGGAGGCCCGGTCCATCCCCGCCTTCGGGCCTCCTCCACCTCAGTCAGTCAAGAAGAAGACCAGGCTGGCTTACCGGCCGGACGACATCTGTACGCGACACGGCCTCCGTCGCGTGGACTACGGCCGGCGATGGAGATGCCGGAAATGATCTCAACCCAGAAGGACTATCACCCCATGAGGAAACTACTCGCGCTCGCGACCACAGCCGTCTTACTCGCTATGGCGGCACCTGCGAAAGCCGACATCATCATCGACACGACCGGCCAAGGTGGCACCGGCAACAACGTCATCTTCAGCAGCATTGCCAACTCTAGCCTGATCCTTGGCCGCCTCAACGGCCAGAACAACGAGTTTGTCCGCTTCCGGGACTTGTCCGGCAACGGCGCTTTTTCCGGCGCCGCCAACGGCAACGACATCAAGATCGTGAACACATCGGACTTGGACATCACGGTCTTCGACAGCAACAACCTGATCCAACTTGGTGTCACAAGAGATATCTTCAGCATCAAAGGCACCGGGACCATGTTCTTCCATGTGACGGCCTTGGAAGCGGACGGCACCTTCCAGACCTTCAACTTTGGCGGCTACACGCTCGGGAGCGGGCAGAACGGGTTTGATTTCCAGGCCATCAACGGCGAGCGTATCTGGGACATGGACTTGGTGAACATCGGCGGCACCATCTCTGACTTCGAACACTTCCGCATCGATGTCGCGCCGTTCGCGGCAGTGCCGGGCCCCATAGCTGGCGCTGGCCTGCCTGGGCTGATCGCAGCTTGCTTCATGCTGTTCGGGCTCAACAAGCGGCGGCGGCAGCGGCAGATCGGGCTCGCCTGAATTCTTCCAACCAACCCTCATGAGGTAACCACATGAAGAAGCTACTTCTCGCGACCGCCGCGCTGCTCGCCACGACGGTGGTGGGCAACGCAGCAATCATCGATAATTTGGGCTCCAACCCTACAAGTGCCCAGGGCGATTTCACCAGCGTCCTCGGCGGCGTCAACGCCACCGGAAATGGTCTCTTCTCCGACCAAATACTGTTCCAGTTGACCAACGCACAAACTATCACCGTCGCCTCGGCCACCAACAGCTTCCCCGGCGGCAACACGACGACTGACTTTATCACTAACTTCGCGGCGTCGATCTACAGCTACGGTCTCGACAACCTCTTCGACGGCCCAGGGATCGGTGACGACTCGCTGTTGTTTGGCCCGCAATTCGCGACACTAGGCTGCTCCAATCTCTGCCAGAACTTGTTTGGTATCGCCACGCTTGATGCCGGGTCCTACTACGTCAGCCTGACCGGCACCGGCGGCGGGACTTCTGGTTATGGTGGCAACATATCAACGCTTGCCGTGCCCGGCCCCATCGCAGGTGCAGGCATTCCTGGATTGCTAACCGCGTTCGGCGCGGTCGGCGTCTGGTGGAAACGCCGTCGTCAACAAGCTCACGCCTGACGGGGCAACCCTCTGGTGCCCTCCCGTCAGCATGAGGGCGCGTGCGGGTTATGTGCCGCGTCCCGCACGCGCATCATGCTCTGCTGGAGCTGCCCGCATGATCGAACATGAGTTCATGACGATGGGGCAAATCCCGTTTGGCTATATCGCCGGCTTTGGGATCGTCGTGTTGGCGCTAATGGTACTGGCCGCCTACGGGTTGTTCGTCGCGGTAACGCGGATAATGGGATCGTGACCACCCACCCCGAGGTCCGTGAAAAATCACCGCGCTACTGGAAGACCGGCCGCAAGCTCAGCGCCAAGCGGATCGCCGAGAACGAGCACGCCGAAGAACTCAGCCGGTGGATCAAGGAAGAACTCGCCAGGGTCAAAGCCGAACTCAAAACCAAGGCCAAGGCCAAATGAACCTCAAGATCACGCTGCCCCGCATGCCGGCACGCTTGGCCAAGGCGTTTGCAGTGTGGCTGGAATGGATCAACGCCGATGCCTGGAAAAGCATCCGCCGCATCGACGTGCTGCTCGTCGCCCTCGGCGTCTGCGTTGGCATCTACTACTACCAAGAAGGCGGCTGGCAGCTCGCCGCTCAAGGCGTGGCTTTGTACACGTTCGTCGCCCTCGTTTCGTTATGGATGTTTTGACAATGAGCGGACATAGGCACCAAACGAAACGCTGCGATACCTGCGAGTTTTGGGCACGGGGAGACCAGGGCAAGGGCCGCGTCTACACCAACCAACGGCCGCTCGTGGCGCTGCAATCGCTAATGGAGAAACCCCATGCATACTGTCCGCTTCGAGCCGGTCAATCCGACAGAAGTCGAACTCGAACTTCGGCTGCACATGACAAACCTCTGCCTCGCTGTCGTCAGCAAGGAGCCGGGCAGAGTACGCGAGTGCAAAGATCTTCTCGTTCAAAAGGTTTGCGAATTGATAGACGCGGCAGTGGAATCGAAAACATGACCGCACCGCTGTATACCGTGGACGATGTGGCCGGGCGCCTTCACAAGAGCCGGCGCTGGTTGCAGGATTTCCTGCGCGGTCGGGACATCGGACGGCTGGCCGGGCGCACTCGGCTATTCACCGAGATCGACGTCGGCCGACTGATCGAGGCTCTGCCATGCTCAAGCTCAAAGACCCCCGCAAAGGCAAAAGCCCGAACTACTCGATCCGGGGGACGTACCGCGGTATCCGCGTGGACAAGAGCTGCGGAACTCACAAACGATCAGTCGCTGTTGCCGAACTCAAGCGACTTGAAGAGGCCATCGAGCGCGGCGAGTACCCGCCCAAAGAAGCCCCAACTGATCGTGGACAACCAACGTTCCTGAGTGCAGCCGTTGCGTACATGGAAGCCGGCCGGCGGCCGAAATATGTTGCCAGGCTGATCAAGCATTTCGGAGAGACGCCCCTCACAGAGATCGACCAGGCGGCGATCGATGAAGCCGCGATCGCGATCTGCCCGAACACCACGCCCGGCACGCGCAATGCCTGCGTCTATACACCGGTGTCCGCGATCCTGCACCACGCCGGCATCAAGATCACCATCCGCCGGCCGAAGGGTGCCAAGGGCCGGGTCGTCACCGACTGGATTTCAGAAGCCGACGCCCGCGCCATCATCACGGCAGCCGACAAGATCAACCCCCAATTCGGGCTGCTGCTGCGCTACCTGCTGTTCACCGGCCTACGGCTCAATGAGGCGCTGCGTCTGCGCTGGGAAGACTTGCAGCTCGACGAAGCAACGGCCTGGGTCCGCCGCAGCAAGGGCGGGCCGGCGTCCCCGGTGCGGCTGCGGGGCGAGCTGGTGGCCGGGATGGCCGCCCGCCGCCCACAGGAGCCCGTAGGGCGCGTGTTCACCTTCGGGCAAGGCGGACGGCTCAAATATCTGCTTGTCCGCGCCAAGCTGGCAGCGCTGGGCATGCCTGCCCCCGTTGAGCGCCCAACCGGCTGGCGCCAACCGCCGAACCGGCTTCAGTGGCTCAACTTCCATTCGTTCAGGCACACCTGGGCGACTTGGATGCGGCGCGCCGGGGCCGATGTAAAGGGGCTGGTGGCGACCGGAAACTGGCGCGACGAACGGTCGGCCAGCCGCTACGCGCATGCCGTCCAGCGCGAGGAATGGAATCGGGTCGACAATCTGCCGAGTGTGGAAAAGAAGACAGCATAGGAGGACGAGAATGAGCGCCCTGGCCGATGTTAAGAGCTACATGGAGTTTTGGGGATGGACGAACGGCGGTGCCCCCGGCTCGGTTAAGCACGACGACGAGCAACGGATTGTTGCTCGCTATGGCGACACCAATTGGATTGCCGACGTAGACAAAGCGTGTGCGACGCTGGGCCGCCTACAGGCTCAGATTCTTGGAAAATCCGTGGACTGACCCATGACCAACCCGCAACCCATTGATCCGTCAACAGCGTCCTTTCTCTCCCCCCGGAGGCGGGCCGCTCCGTTTCTATCCCACAAACCCCCGCATTTATTGGCCTTGCCGCGCCGGCTCACGACGTTTCGCGACGCAACGGAGCGTGAACGAGGCGCTCCGATCCGTGTAAAATCCGTGGAAAAATCTCCATTCGTTCTTGGGAGAATAATCCGATGATTGCCAAATTCTATGCTGCCCGAGTTGCTGGAGCATTTGGCGCGGCAGATCAGGGGCGACAGGAAATGAGTTCGCCAATGACGCGACAAGAGATCATCGACGGCTTGGCCGCGGCGATCCACGATCCCGGGTGCCCGGTGCGGTTCAGTCCGCTGTTGATGGCGGCGCGACATGACCCTGCATGAATTCATCACAGGTTGCAGCGATGCCGCCGCGAAGGTGTTTCATCTGCGCGGTCACCTCTCCCCAATGTGGCACGCCGTCACGCGCGCCGGCGAGCACCTGATGACACCGTCGCCGAGCGACGACAAGGACACCGCGGTCGCCTTGATGCGCGCGATGTTCGAGTTGAGCGATGTGGTGCGCTACGTTTTCATCGACGAGGCTTGGCAGGTTGAGGTCGCGAGGCGACCGGGTGAAGACGTGGACGCGCTCACTGCTCGCTCGCGAAAGCTTGGCGGCTCGCTGAAGGATCACCCCGACCGCGTCGAAATCGTAGTGTTGAATGGCGAAGACGAGATCGCCGGAATTTGCGTGGCGCGTCGTGTCATCCATCGCCCGCCCCACGGCAAGGCCTATCTCGGTCCGCTTGAGATCGCCACGCCTGCCTCCTCCGAAGGGCGCATGGTCGGCCTGCTGCCGCAACGGGGGACGCGGCAATGAAACTCGGTGAATCCCTCCGCCATCGGCGCAATACCTGCCTCGCGTGCGGGGCGCTGCTCGACGCGGTCACGATACAACGTCCGCCGCCAAGCAATTACCCGGATCAAATCCCATCAGCGATGGAGCCACGTCGAATGAGCAAGGATCGTCCTTTGCCTCCAATCCCGCGCCGCATAAAACATCTGTCGGTCAATCACCAGGGGTTTGTCGTTCCATTTTTTGTGCAGTGGTTCAAGGACGGCGAGGCCAGCGCCTTTGGCGAGGGCGCGCCCGACTTCCGCGTTGCCGACGAGCGCAAGTTTCGGCGCGCGTTGCAGGAGAAGCGCTGCTGGGTTTGCGGCGACAGGCTCGGTGTGCACTTGGCCTTTCTGATCGGGCCGATGTGCGCGGTGAACAAGGTCACCAGCGAGCCATCGTGTCATTTTGAATGTGCGGACTATGCGGCGCGCGTCTGCCCGTTCCTGACGCGCCCGCGGATGCGGCGCAACGAGCATGCTTTGCCAGCGGCGCGCATCGAGGCGGCCGGTGTGCATTTGCGGCGTAATCCGGGAGCGGCCTGCATTTGGGTGACGCGCAGCGTGCGGCCGTTTCGGCCAGACATGGGCGAGGACGGCATTCTGTTCGCCCTCGGCCCGCCGGAGCGCGTGCTCTGGTATTGTGAGGGTCGGGCGGCGACGCGCGCCGAGATCGAGGCCGCGATCACCAGCGGCTTGCCAGCGCTGGAAGCGGTGGCTGAGCTGCAGGGCGGCGGCGCCATGGCCGAATTGCTCAAGGGCGTGCGGGCCGTCCAGACGCTGTTGCCGGCATGAAAGGGAATAGAGGAGCCGCGCATGGACGACAAGGACAAGCGACAAGACGTGCCCCCGAGCCACCCGAGCCACCCCGACTCAGTACGTCGATGGAACGACGAGTTGAAGATGTATGTTTGGCAAGACCGCCAAGCCCCCGCTCCGCTGAGCCGGGCGGATGGCTGGCAGTTGGTGGCAAAGCCACTTCGAGATGAGATCGATGATGTTGTAGAGTTGTGTCGCAAGCAAATGACGGGTCGAGTCGGGCCTACGCAAACGGCAACTTGGTGCGCGTGCGCATCATTGAGCCATTGCCGTCACGAAAACCCCGCGGCGCCAACAGACCCTCCACCATCCCCACCCCCTCAATCGGGAGACGGGGAGGCCTCCGACCGCGTCGCCACCCACGACCAGTTGAAAGAGGAGGTTCGCAAGCTGCGTGAGATGATCGAGAAGTTGCGGGATGTCGTGAGACAGCGCACGAAACTACTTGACGACCAATTCGGCACCCCCTGCGAACAGATACGCCACGAGCAAGAGGTCGAGCGGCTGCGGGAAGAAGTTCTCGAACTGCGTGGGATGATCGAGAAATTGAGGGGCGCGCGATCTTGGGGAGACTATACCAGGTCATAGGTGCAGCACCCATGCGCAGGCTGACCAAGGAAATGCACGTTCGGATGCCGAGTGAGGGATGATGAAATCTAGGGGATACCTATGGACATCAATCCAAAGGACTACGTCGAGACAAATTGGGACGGCAGGATCATGGACCGAACTATCGGAACGATGCATGGCAAGGATCGCGTCTGGACTATTGAAGTTGGCGACGGCGCAGTCATGTCGGTGCCAATCGGACAGTGGCTTTGGCAACTGCGCTATGTGCGGCCAGAGCCGGATCGAGGACCAAACATCTGCGACGACCGCATGCTCGCGGCTGGTGTGCTAGAAAGCTATATGTATCTCGTGCAGGAATGCACGAAGGACGAGGCATGGCGTCGGATCAAACTCATGCGCGAATCACTCAGGCTCAATCAGCCCGGCATGCCTTCTCTCTGACAGCGAGGGGACAGCCATGGACATCAACGCAGCGGACTACGCCGAACTAAGCGCCGCGGGATTGAGCAACGGCAACTCCAGCCAGGCGGGCTTTGCCGGCTGACGGCAGTCGCGAATGTCTCGGACCAGATTGCTGATGAGCTCGAGCTGCGACTTGTTGCGCTCGCTGGCATTGGCGGCGACCTCGCCGAGCACGTAAGCTGCGAAGCCAAGGAAGCCGACGTTGACCACCAGCAGCGCGATGGCCAGCGGCGTCGACTTCATCGCATCCAGGGTGCTGGCGGCAACCTTTCCAACTTCCTCTGGAATACTCATCGGCTACCCCCCGACGGAAAGATGACCTCGACCTCGTCATCGGTCTTGAGGCCAAGGTCGGCCAGCAAGCCAGGGCTAAGGTCAGCCACCCGCCCCGTGGCCTCGTTCGGCCCCCAGTCGGCCGGGAATGCCGTCAGCTCGATTCCGCCCGCGCGCACGATCGCAATCTCCTCGCGCATCATCGCTTTCGGCGTCACGTTGTAATCCCATCGGCAAGCGACGTAGTGGATGTGCGGATTGAGCCGCCGCGCCAGGCCAGTCGTCCCTTCCGGCTGATACGGCAGGAACAGGTGCGGCGCCTGCTCGACCTCGGAGATGAAGGCGAGACCCTCGCTCGGCGAGACCCCCGTGTCGTCCGGCCCGCCGAAGCTGGAGCACTTGCCGCGCGCCGTGAAGGCCGGCGCCGGCGCCTCGGCGATGCCGTCCAACGGCGCACCGCCGAGCTCATCGGCGATCGCCATGCAGATGTCATAAACCTTCGCCTCGTAGATCTTCGCGTCGGCCTCGCTGTCGACGAAACAGATCTCGAGCAAGATCGCTGGCTTCTCGGTGTTGTTGAGAAAGAACAGATCGGTGGTCCGCTTCGCGCCGCGATTGATGAAGCCGCAGGACGCAATGGCAGCGGACATCTCAGCGGCGAGCGCCTCTTGCGTCACATACCAGACCTCGGTGCCGACCGGCCCCTCGCGCTGCTCGAACGCGTTGAAATGGATTGAGACATCGAGATCGCGTTCCTGCGCGTTGTGAAATGCAACGATGCGTTCGAGGTTCTCTTGCTGGGTCTTGCTGGTGTTGTCGTGAAACACCATCACGTCGGCGCCGCGGTTGTGCAGCTCGGCTGCAACGCCATTGACAACCCTGCGGGCCTCATTGACCTCGTCGAGGATGCCGCAGGCGCCGCGAACGTAGAGACCGTGACCAGACGATATGACGACGCGCATTTTTTACCTCTCAGCGAGTGAACATCAGAAGCAGCAGCACGGCCAGGATCGGGAGCGTGCTGGCGGAAACGATCTGCGCCACCAGCAAACGGTCAATCGGTCTTCGCATCACAGGCTCGTTGAATAATTTACATTCAACTGATCACCATTCACTACCGCCTTATCACCCGTGCTGAACGTGCCGGCACTCCACAGCACGCCGCCGGTGTCGTCCTTGGTGGCGACCGCGCCGGTGCCGAAGACCAGGAACGCGCCCTTCACTGTGCCCGTGCTGGTGATGGCGAACGATAGCGCCGCCGACAGCGCCTTCGATCCCGCCGAGGCCGCCGACCACACCGCGGTCTTGCGGTTGCCCGTGTACGTCGGCGCATTGGCGCCGCCAGCTTCCAGCCATCCCGAGTGCGACGCCATGGTGTCGCCGGCGGCGACTGCGCTGTAGGACGCGGACGAGATCAGGCCCATGTAAGGCCCGGTCACGGTGTAGGCCGCCCCGGCAAAGGCGGTATCCAGCATCAGGTTCTTGCCGACCGTGGCGACGACGTTCTCGATCACCTCGCGCCATTTCAGCTTGCCGTCCGCGCCGATGCATTCGACCTCGTAGCGGCCATGTGCCTCGGCGTGCTCGCCGAGACCAGAGCCACGGACAACGGACGCATCATTGCATTCGCGCGCCTGCGCGCGTTCGTCGGTCATCAGGTTTCTCCATTAAGTCAGCGTGAAGGAAACTAGGCAGTCCACCCCGAGGTGAACCCGGATGGCACGGCGCCAGCGAATGCAGACGCACCGAAATTGGCAGTAAACACATTATTGGCGGCGCCAGCAGTGCCGCCAAAAACTACAAACGGCACCATCGTGCCCGCCGGGATTGTGACACCTCCGACATTGGTAGCCGGGTCATAGGTGGCGTTATTATTCCAATTGCCCGAAGCTCCGCGACGGAACCAGATCTTCCGGTTGGTCAGATCAACCGCCATTCCGTACGTTGAGCCACTCCCGCTGATAGAAATTCCTTGGCTAGAGCCATTCGAATAAATAGCCCCAGAAGTCACATACACAACACTGCCCGTCGTCGCGCTATTACTCATGCCGGTATAAGTCGATGCTGTTGTGCCTATGCCTAGACCACGATTGGCGCCACCCGTGTTCGTCGTGAACGTCGCCTCGAAATAGAACTTGCCGGTGGTCTTGCCTGCCGTACTGGCGGCTCGCGCCCCCTGGTCGGCCGAAGTCGTTCCGGTATTGGTGGCGACCAGATTGCCGCCTGAGAGTGTGACAGCGGTAACGGTCGCCGGGTCCCATGTTGCATACGCAACGCCGCTGATCACCGAAGCATCTTGCGTGGATGCCGCGGTAGCCGTCTCCGCCACCGTTCCAACAACAGGCACAGAAGACGTATCGGCAGCGGCTGCCGCTTCGACGATCCCGGCAGCGTAGGCGAGCCCGGCAGTGACGGTGGAGCTGGCGTTTGCCACCTCGCGCATGATCTGCCCGAGGAACGCATCGACGTGGTCGCCCACCGAAGCCGGGTCGTCCACCAGCGTGGCGAAGACGACGTTGCCGGTCCCCGGTGCATCCAACGCCGCGGCAGCCTCGGCAACATCGGCCGCGATCGCCGCCCGCCGCCGCGATTGGATGACGTTACAGACGAGCATTCAAGTTCCTCCAGCAGAAAACGTGGCGCTGGGTGGGTCTATGATCACATCCAGAGTAAATGTCAGGGTTTCTTCAGGCGCGGCCCTTCCGGATTTCGCCATTGGGTTGTTGAACAACCCTGGTATGATTGCGGTGGCGATTGCCTGCCACTCATAATAATTGTCTGCAAAAGCTACGGTCGGCCTCAAGTTCATGGCAACTTTTATTTGTATTGTGTTTTCCCCCAGGAACGGTTTCTGAGGCGGAGTTGTAGAACTGTCGTAGGTAACCTGGCCGGACACAGTACCCACGACTGGCAATTGCCGAAGCGACCAATTCGCTTTCAGTGTGCCTGACTCTCCGACGGGCATGGTCAGCTCAGTACGGCCACCGTACCAGGGGGGGAAAGACGGATGGGTCCCTTCCACCGCATTCACCTTGAACGTACTTGGATCAAGCAGGGGAAGACCTTGTACCGACAATGTCGCGATGGTCGGAGTGCTGTCTATATAAATACCTAACGGTCTGGCAGAAAAACCAAGCGATAATACTGCAAGTGAAAGGCCCTCAGCCCAGTGCACATTGTAGATGCGCGTCAGCACATCCTGCGAGTACGGCCCGACCGGCATCAGATATCCGTGCGCAGGAACGGCAGCGTCACGGATAGCCCGGACGGCGCGGCATTATCGGATTGCGTGGCGCGGATGGCGTAGCTGTCGCCCTCGGCAAAATCCACCAGCGCCGGAATGTTGAACGTACCGGCTTTGCCGCCGCCGGCATCGAGACCGCCGACAGCAAAGGTTATGGTGCCGATCTCGACGCGGTTCTTTTCGATCGACAAGATGATGCTGGTGCCCGCAGCGATACCCACGTCCAGATAGGCGTAGGCGTGCGCGTCGCCGCTCACGATCTGCATCGTCCTGCCGGCAACCGCCTGGAACAGCAACTCGTCCGGCTCGCGCTGGATGGACCCCGGCACAAAGATGGCCGCGTCGTAGTTCACGTCATACAGCGGCAGCCAAAACGAATAGAGCGGGTTCTCGTCGGTGCTCCCGTCCGTCGCATTCGGGTCGAAGATCGCCGGCAGCGGCGGCGTCATGTGATCGAACAGCACCTGGAACATGCCGAGGCCGCGGGCCGAGATCATCTGTCCGCGGGTGTATGGCGTGCTGTTGGTCCACTGCCCGACGTAGGTGATGACGGCAATCGGCAGCGGAATGACTTGCGACGTCCCATCGGTGAAATGGATCGTCATGCTGTTGGGTGTGGAGCTGACGCTCTCGATGCTCTTGCCGTCAGCCAGGTCGGCGTTCAGGGCGACGATGCGCTGATCGAGGTCGTAAAAATTGCCGTCGACCTGGCCCGCGCTGTTCGGCGCGCCGGTGCCAGAACCCCAGGCGCCGGTGGTAACGTATACGATCGTCATCGTGTCACGTCTGTCGCCAGGGGTACGACATTGTTGGCTTGCGGCGGATCGTTATAGAGCACTTTGATCGGCCCCTGGTCTGTCTCCAACCTAACTCGCTTCAAGCGCTCGACCTCGACGAAATTCTCTGCGCTCAAAATGGTGGCGCCGCCCGCCGTCGTCTTGACCTGGTGGACCCTCTCTTTATCGAATTGCCGCGCCGATTCCCGATGCTGCGACTTCTGACGCGAAAGGCTGACGCTCCAAGTGTGAGGAATGTCGATCGACTTGCCGCCCGAGCCGCTGATGACGGCGAGGCCCTGCGTGGGGTCACTCTCGAGTGCCAGCACGCGCGGAGGCGCCGGCCGGATGTTGGGCAAGACGACCGGACGAACGACGACTTCAAACCCTGCCATTGTTACACAGCCTCCAAGTCATAGCCGGTCGGCACACTCAACATAGTAACCGCAATCTCGTAATCGCTGGAGAACTGGCGAGACATGCTCTTGAGCTTGAACGTTGCCTTGGTCGGAACCTCGTTCAAGGCGTTGCTGATCGACTGTGACCGCGCCTGAACTGCGGCTTGCCTCTGCTCGTCGGTGATGGCGAAGTTCTGGTCCTCGTCCCCGCCGCCAACGATGAGCCCGGTGTCGAATAGCTCGACGATAGGCGATGGGGAAACCCAATGGGCATGCGTCCAAACGTAGTTCACCTGCACCGATGCCGGATTTTCGACGGCGAGCGGAATGTCGATCACATCCTCGGCCTTGAGCGTGGAAAGGAAGTTGATCCCATCGTCGTTCGGGTCCGCGGCCGGCGGCTGATAGCCGACCGAGGTGTCGAACAAGACCGTGCGGCCGGTGAACTGCTGATAGTCCGCGCCGGCATATTCGACATCGCAATACGTCGGCTCGCCGCCGGCAGCCACCGCCGAGCCGCCGCGGCCGATCGCGCAGCCGATGCGGATCTCGCACTTGACGCGCCCGTCCGAGCCGTCCAGCGCCAGCGAATAACCGATGACCTTACCAAGCGCCTCGCCGATCCGAGGCTCGATCAGAAATGCGTTCTTGCGCAACGTAATTTCCGGCATGCGCGACAGCTTCGGTGCGAACGCGATCTCCACCACCCGCGCCCGCTTCATCAGGTGAGCCCGCGCCAGTGCGATCAGGTGCTCGAGGCTCTGGTTGCCGCGCTCGGTCGCGATGTAGGACCGCCGCCGCGGATCGACGATCGGCACATGGGCCTCGGACCCTTCGCCGATGGCCTCGCTCAGGTTGACCGACTTGACGTCGTCAACCCGCAACGCCTCGCCATCCTCGGGATCGGTCAAGACATGCTGCACGTCGGCGTAGAGCGAGAACGACACCAGCTCCGTGCATTGCCGATTGGCGGTGTAGCCCGCCAGCAGTGTGGGTGCGATGGTGTTGAGTGGCACCACGGCACCCACACCCGACCAGTTGCGGCTATAGGACGAGGTGTATGAGGATATAATTCCCCCAGGCTCGGGCGCGGTCGCGAAGCTGATCTTGTCTTGGGTCAGCATCTCGGGATAGGTGATGGCGATCGGGCCCATCACGAAACTCGTCGTTTCCGTATAATTCAGGGTCGTGGTCGAACCGCCGAACCAGCTCGTGTCCGGGAAAAAGAGCTTCTGTTGGCTACCCACGCTCTTGCTCTGAACCGTGAAGTCATACGGCGTGCTGGCGGTTGCTTCGCTGACGACCCAGCCATCCCCAATCCCGGCCCCGGCCTTCGGCCAGCTATCGGCCGTCATGGTCAGCGAAGTGATGTAGTTGGGGCCCGCCTCCGGCCAGTTGCGGATCAAGTATTTCGTCAGGTCGACCGTGCCCTGCGCCTGCTGCGTCCAGGTATATTCGGCTTTGACGTCGACGCGCGCGAGCGGGCCGCTGGTCAGCGTGAGCCCGAGGCCGTCATACAAGATCTTACCGTCCTCGCTGGCGCCGTCGAACTCGACCAGGCCATCCTCGCCGGTGATCTCGTCCGAGACCGTCAAGAGATGCGTCTCGCGGTCGTAGTGCCAGATTGCGCTGTAGCCCTCGAGCACGACCTCGGGGTCGGTGCGCCGCGCCTTGTCGATCACCACCTCGTCGTAATACGGCAGCACCCGCAGCGTCTCAGCCAGGGCCTCCTTCTGCGCCACCAGATCGATCGGCCGCGCCACGAATTCGAGCGTCACGAGTTCCTCGAATATCGAAGTCGGCACCCCGACGAGGCGCCCGCGGAAGCGAACCAGATCCGGCCCGCAGTCGAACGCGAACCAACACCAGATCTTGCGGCCGGGGCCGAGCAGGCCGATGGCATTGCCGGCATCGTTGCGCGGGCGGCGAACGACCAGGGTCAAGGATGCCGGGTCGCCCTCGTCCTGCTTGAGCGTGAAGCTGAAGATGTTCTCGTCCCAGCGCATATGTTCTGGCGCGAACGTCGTCTCGGTCGGGTCGACCCAGGCGAAATACGGCAAGCCGGCAGGCATCAGGCGATCCTCACGGCGCCACGCGTGATTCTGCCTCAAGCGTCCACGCCACTTCGGCCGCCCATTCGTCGCGCGACGTGTTCCAGCTCGTGACCTTGGCCAGGATAGTCAGCACCTCGCCTGCGCCATCGGTGCCGCCGCTGCCGAGGCCGGGGATGCAGACGATGGTGACATCCGTCCCCGGCCAGACATCCGTGAGCTCGGGCGCCTCGTGGTCCGTGCAACTGATCGTCACCTTGTGTTGACGGAATTGCGCCAGCGAGATGTCGGCGAGCGCGCCTCGGCAGTCGCGCGCCAGAGCTGCCGCCTGATCGATCGGCGCCAGCGTCATGGTGATGCCGCGCACGGCGTATTGGCTGAAGTCCACACCGTCGATCGCCAGCAGCGTATAGGCAGGCATCAGGATATGACTCGCTTCTCGTCGGTGATAGGCTATATGGATCGCGTTCGGAGAGCCCCGTCGCCTGAAGGATCGAGGCGATGCTGCCAAGCAGCCGTACAACAGGGGCCGCCCACGGCATGCTTCTTCTCTAGCAAAGCCTTGGTCGTGCCCGAGTCCACTACCGTCAGAGCCATCTGTTACGAATACCGGCTCGGCTTGCGCCCGCCCGAGCGGACCTGCGCCATCGCAGCCGCCTGGCGCAACTGATCGACCACGCCGGACGATGCGCGCAGGCCGGTGATGTCGGGCAGGCCGGGAAAAGCGATGGTGACGTTGTGCATGCCGCCGCCGGCGAACGCCGGGATCGACAACGGCGCCCGTATCATGCCGCCGAGCGCGAAGTGGCCCATGCTGTTGAGCACGGCGCGCAGATTGCCGCCCGAGAGGCGCAGCGCCTCGAGGAAAGCGAGGACGCCAGGCTGGCTGACGGCGCGCGCCGGCATGATGTGCTCGCCACGCGAGACCCAGGCGAGGTTTGAGTCGCTGGTGCCGGTGCCGCGGCCGCCGAGCAATCCGCCAGCGGCGTTTCCTTTGCCACCTGACAGCGAGGCACCAAGGCGCGCCGCGTCACCCGCCAACGAAACGGGCGAAACCAGGGCTTTAAGTATTTTCGCCCCCGCACTCTCGGCCGCTGCCACCAATTGCGCCACGACGGCATCGAAGGCGGCGACGAGCCACTGCCAGGCGTTGGCGATGGGCGTTGTCACCCACGCTGTTATCAAGGCAGTCACGTCTGCAATTACGTTCTTGATAGTATTCCCTGCGACGACCGCCATGTTCTTGATGGTGTCCCAGAAAACAACGACTAGAACAGCAAGGACAGGCAGCAACGCAATAAACCCAGCGACCGCCGCCGCCGTAGCGCCAAAGGCAAATCCGATCAACGTCACGGTGGCGACCAGAGCTGTGAAAACTCCACCAACAACGGTAGCCACCGCCGCTAGCGCCGAGAATGCCCCGGACATTTGTCCGACGATCCCCAGCACGAGAGCTCCCGTGCCAGTTATTTCCACTCCGAATATGCGGCTGAGAATAGGTGCGAGAGCAACCCCGGCTTTGCGCAAGCCAACAAAAGCGGCAGCGAGAAGCGCGAGTGTAGCCGGCAACTCCACGCCAATTTGCTTGATGGACTCAACCAATTCCGCCAGCCAGGGCGATCTAATCTGGTCCCCGGCTATCAGTCGGATGAGGTCCGCGAACACGCCCTCGCCAGTGCGCCTGATGTCGTTGAAGGTTTGAATAACGACAAACTTGATGGTCTCGAACGCCTCGATCGCCGCCGCGCTGAATAATTCCCAGGCCTTTGCGAAGTCGCCTTGCAGCAATGATTGGAATGCCTGCTTTAGTTTCTCGATCGAAAGCGGGAGCAGCGCCGCCACTGCGCCGGCGCCGGCCTTGATCTGGTCCCAGAACAGCACCACCAGCGCGATGAGGGGGATGAGAATAGGGCCGAACGAAGCAAACAGCCCGATCAGCGCCGTGAACGGCGACAGCACAAAAGCAATTCCCTTAAATGCAACTGCAAAGGCGGTCGCGGCAATCGCCACCGTGACTAAACCCGCAGCCACCTGTTCCCACGTCACGCCAAAATTGCCGGCGATCTGCTTGACAACGGCCATCACTTTCTCACCGGCCGGGACCAGGACATCGTTCCAGATCCCGGCGAGCTGATCGCCAAGTGCGATCAGAATTTTGAATGCTGTTGCAGCTGCGCCGGTCCCGATGTCCTGCAGGCGCAGCGCGCGCTGCGCATCGCTCAAGCCAAGCCATTGTCGCAACAGCAGGCGCGTGTCATCGACCATATCCCGCAGCCATGTAACGCGCTTCAGTTCGCCCGCGAGAAAAAACGCGCCGACCTGGTCCTTGGTGGCGCGGATCGCGGCGCCCAGGTCATCCCACGCCTTCTTGACCTTCCCGGCGGTGTCGATCTGATCGGCCGTCAGTTCGCGAGACTTCAAGCGCGCCGCTTCTGCCGTATCGACCGTGGCGGTCCTTGCAGCAAGCAGGGTCTTGATCACGGCCTGCCAGCTGTCACCAAAGAATTGAACGCCGGCCGCCGATTTCTTCAGGCCATCCGGCATGCCGTTGATGATCGTCGCGGTCTCGCGCAGTATGGCCATCGTGTCGCCGCTCTGAAGCGTCTTCATCTGTACGCCGAGCGAGCGGAATGCCATCGCCGCTGCTGCGCTTTCTTTCGTCAGCTCGTTCATGCGGGTGGCGGTCACCTCGACCGATTTGCCGTCCACCCCCATCACCTTGAATGTCGTCGACACCTTCGCAATCTCGTCCTTCATCTTCTGGATAAGGTCGACGGTTTTGCCCGCGCCTTTGACAAAATCATCGAACGACCCGCCGGCGCCGGCAATCGCTTGACGCAGCGCCACCCATTCCTTGGTGGATAGTTTCAGCTTCTCGGCCTGCTCGGCGATCTTCACTCCGGTTTCGACTGCGCCCTTCGTCAGAGCCGAAATCAAGACAGTGATGGCACCGGCAATGCCGATGGCGGCGAGCTTGAAAGCGGTGGCTGTTGAAACGAGCTTCTGCGAAGCCGTTTGCCCGGAAGCCTCGATCCGCTGCGCGCTTTGCCCGACTGCAATCCCAAAATCCTGAGCCGCCGCAGTGGTCTTTCCAGCCGCCCCCGCCACTTCGGAAAACGAGGCAACGCCTTTGCTTCCAAAGTTTACGACGCTCTCGGCCAGCCCCTTGAATTGATTCCCTAGTTGCGTGCTGGCCACGCCGAGCTTCTCGACAGAGGTCTTGACTTGATCAAACCTCGCCGGATCGGCCTTGGTTTTCTCGGCGGCGTCTGCGATCTGCTTGAACGACTTCTCGCCAGCCTTGCCAAGCTCTTCGAGCTTCTTCTTGATGTCGTCGCTGCCCTCAAGGCTGATCCGCTGGCTTATCGTCTTGCTGGCCATTAGCCCTTGATCCGTTGCTCATAGAATTCAGTCATGCGTCCCGCAGCCCGTGCGAAGATGGCGTAGAGGTCGAGCCGCTTGCGAATGTTGACCTGGCTCACGCCGACGAACAGCGGCCCGAGCTCGCGCTTGCCGGCGTCGAACAGCAGCGGCGGCTTGCCGGCCACATTCACCGATACGAGCCTGCCGCCATACGCCCGCGGCGAATGGATGCCAGCCGGCAGGTTCCGCTCCAGCGGCAGCCACAGCAACGGCCGTCCTTTGATCGTGACGCCGCGCTCGAACACCCCGGCGAACGGGATGGTGTCAAAGATCAATGCCGCCGGATCGTCGCCCTTGTTCGGGTAGAATTTCGACTTCAGCGCCGCCCGCCAGCGCGCCGGGAAGCCGGCCGATGCGATATTCGCGCGCCCCTCTCGTACCGCGAGGTCGGCGGCATCCTGTACGGCGCCCGCCCTGGCCTCGTCGATCTGGCGCTCGATCTCCTTCACCAGCCGATCCAGAACGGCTTCCTGCGCAGAAAACACCAGCTTCATGTCAGATTGGCACCGATGAGCAAGGGCGTGGCACGATTTATCAAGACGGCATCTTCAGGATTGGACACCGCTGGACGTGGTCGGGGGCCAACGTAGGACTTGCACATGAAACCTGTCGTGCTCGCCATCCTTATCGCGACCATGTTGACGACCCAACCGGCAATGGCTGAATCATGCACTATCACCCCTTATCCGCCTGGGTCGCCGGAAGCCGTCGCCGAAGCCATCGCCGCACTGCGCTACCCAGGAACAACTCCGAGAGACTGTCGGCAGAGTGCGGAAGCAACCAAGCTATTCCGCTCAATCGGCGTCAAGAACTTGCGACTCGAGAAAGGGCCGACCCAAAATTGCGTGGTCCTCACTACGACTGACGACAAGGTCACCACCATCTGTGGCCCCAAATAATTCACCCGCCCAACTCCTTGATCGTCTTCTCGATCGACGTCTTGTCGCCCTGCGCCCCGATGGCGGCGATCGTGAGATCGTTCGCCCGTTCGATGCGGTCGAGCTTCTCTCCGAATTCCAGGTAGGCCGCGATCTGGCGCGGCGTCAGCGTCATTGCAAGGTCTGGCGAGAAGCCGGCGCGTCGTCCGAGGGCGACGACGGCGATGGCGATTTCCGCAAGCGCATCCTGACGGTTTTTGCCCCTTCGTCCGCCCCGCCGATGAGGCTGGTCAGTTCCGTGACGAAGGAGCCGATCCCGTTTGGGAATGTGAGACCGAATATAGCCTTGATGAATTTGACCTGATGCTCGGGCAATAACTTAGCAGCGTGCTGCTCGTAGATCTCGTCGGCTAGGTGCCCGCAGCCGGCCGCGATGATCGGCCCGACCGCCGCGCCACAGCCTTCGATCAGGCGCGGGACGATGCTGTCGCCGAGACCTCCGTTGACCAGCGCCTTGAGCTCGGGAAAACGGGAGACGATGGATGCGATCGCATCGACCGAGACGCCGCGGACCTTGACCCGCTGCCCGTCGATCTTGACGACCCCGACCGCCGTCGACGGCGCGATATCCAATAGATCGGCCATACTGTTGTCCTTTACGCCGACACCGTTTCATCGCGGACGGTGAAGATGCCGAAGTCGCCGTCGTCGCCCTTCTGCACCTCAAGCTCGACCTCGAGCGCCGAGAAGTCGTCCTCGGCGGTGATGAAGCTAAAATCACCGGACGGGTTGACCGAGACGCGGCCGATGTAGTCGACCTGCTGGCCGATATCGTTGGTGCCCTCGACTTTGATTACGCCGGCGACCTCGGTCTTCTTGAAGGCCGAGACGGTGACATTGCCATCCGTGTCGGTGCCCTTTTCGCCGAGCGTGAAGATGGCCAAATTCTCGCCGTTGATCTCGTCGAGCGTCATCTTGATCGTTGCGCCCGTTTGAGTGATGGCGGTGAAGTCCTTCACCTTGACGCCCTCGCGCGCCGAGAAGTGTTCCTTCTTCTCGATCGTGGGCGTCCAGACGAACGACGGCGCATTGCCGAGATCGACGAAGTCGGCGGCGCCGTCTTCCTTGAACGAAACGATACCCTTGCCGATGTGATAGTTTTGGATCGATGGGCTTGCGGGCATGGCTTATAGGTCCTTTATTTTGAGTGAGTATTTGAACATGAACTGCGCTCGCAGAGCGCCCTGCAGCGAGCGACCCCAGCCGAGGTCGGTCTGACAGCCGAGGTAACGGATCGCGCCGTTGCCGAACCTTCCGGTCTTGACGATCGTCTCGTTCAGCGCGGTGTCGGTCAGCACCCGCCGGATCAGCTCGCGCCGCAGGGTGGTGAGCTCGGACCCGACCTCGTCGGCTTGCTGCGCGATGACGATCTCGGGTTGCATGCGGACGACGGTTGACCGGTTGGGTAGCCGCATCGACAGGTCGGACGCGTCGTCGGTTTCCTCGTCGCCATCGAACACGATCGCGGCCGGCAGTTTGTCTTCCGGGATATCTGGATCGTTGCGCAGCGCCGATCGGATATTCGGAATGCCGGCGACCACCTCGAGCAGGCGCGCCAGGATATCCTCGCGGACGTCGATGCTCATCTCACCCGGCGGGGTTGGACGCCGCTCTCCAGCGCGTCGATGCGCGCGCTCAATTCCTTCACGCAGTTCACCAGCGCAAACAACAGCGCCGTCGTGTCGAGCACACGCAAATCGTCAACCGGCTCGCCGTCGATGTAGCCGGCCTCCGTCGTAACCATCTCAGGCATCGGCACTTCGGCCTGCTGTGCAATCAGCCCGACAAATTCCTTCTTCTCTTCCGCCAGCTGCTGATGCGGCGACTGGCCGGTGGCCTGTTTGGAATAGTTGCCCTGGAACGTGTAGCGCACCGGATCGAGCTTCAGCACCTCGGCGAGGCCGTGCGTGTAGTCTCCGAGCACGTCCTTGATGCGTTCGTCGGATGTTGCGGCCCAAGGACCACCTCCCGGCTTGTAAGCATTAGCACTCACCGACAAATCGCCAGTGGCGCGGGAGATGGCCAGCGGAATGTCAAGCAGCCCGCCTGCATCATTGGCGCGAATTAACTGGAAATCGGAGCCAGCGTTGCCGCCGGTTTCGGCATCACTCGATCCGGGGATCATAATCCATCGGGTGATCCCGCCCTTCTGGCCTGCAATTGAAGAACTATGGGTGCCTGCGCCTGCGTTGATCAGGAGGTATGGATCGGGGGAAGCGAGTGTCAGGTTCCCCGTCATGGTGTCGCCGGCCTTGGCAACCGCAGCCTGCCAAGACGTGTCAGAACCACGGCGGCCATAAGCCGTTCCGTCTGCCGGGGCTTCCGGCATGTTGTTTGAGCCGATGCCAAAGCCTGCGAAGATCACCCGCCCCGCCGAGAACGGCGTGGCACTGCCGGTTGCTAGCCATGCGACGGGGATGGTGAAATAAGCTCCGTTATCGACCGCAGGCCCGGAGGTTTGGTAATACTGCACATTCGTTGCGTTAGTCTTGTCCTGCACGAGGATTTTGACGCCCGCCGCAATGAGCTTCAAAGCATTGGTAATATCGATGCCAACCGCATTCGTCTCGTGTAAGTAGAAGGCCGTTATGGCGCTCTGCGTTGCATTATTGCCCCGCAACTGCCCGGTTGACGGTGGCGCTGTGAGTGTCGTTGAATAAGTATACTCCGCTGTAGACATGCCGCCAATGCCGAGAGCCGCAACCGCATTAGCAACAAACGCCGTCGTCGCAATTGATGTATCGTTATCGCCGGTTGACGGCGTCGGCGCCTGCGGATCGCCTGTGAATACCGGAGATGCAAGCGGTGCGCGCGATGTGTCGCTCGGGTGGACGTGATCCTCGCGCGATGCGAGCGTGGCCGAGACACCCGCCGCGGCGACGCCATCCATCTTCGGCTGCGCCGTCCCCGGCAGCATCACGCCGGGAGCGCCCTGCGGCCCCTGAGCACCTGTCGCACCCGCATCGCCCTTGTCGCCTTTTGGTCCTTGCGAACCAGTCGGGCCGGTGGCGCCGATGTCCCCCTTGGGACCTTGTGGGCCGGCGGCTCCTGCATTCCCTTGCGGACCAGGCACGCCTTGTGGGCCTTGCGATCCCTGCGCGCCCGGATCGCCTTGCGGACCCTCCGCACCTTGCGGCCCTTGTGGCCCTTGTGGCCCCGGCTCACCTTGCGGCCCGGCTGGCCCTGGCGGCACCTCCAATCCGGGCGCCGTGAGCGTGCCGCTGACCGCGAGACTGCCATTGAGGGTGATATCGCCGTCGATAGTCCCACCACGATGCACATTGAGGTCGGCGGCACCGGCAACGACAGCCGCGCGCGCCGCGCCCTTCAAATTCAGCTTGGCTTGACCGATCACCCCGCCAATCGAAGAGTACCGCACCGTATTGCGCGCGAACTCACAACTCTGCGCCGTGCAATTGCGTACGGTCGCTTCCGAAAGTTCGAAGTCACTGCCTTCCTCAAGCAGCAGTGTCACCGGATCGCCATCGCGCACACCGGCATCGTAAGGACGCATGTACCGCGGGTCTGGGTCGGTGACCACGACGTTCCCGGTGCCGAGCGTGGCCGTTGGACACTGGACGCGATCGAACGGCGTCCCCATCACGGTCATATCGCCCCTCCCGAAATCGAGCGGCTGGAGACGGAGTTCGACGAGGCAAAACCGCCGCCGCCGCTGCCGCCGCCATTGCCGGTATGCTCCTTCAACAGGAACCGCACCTCGCCAAAGTCCTCGCCGTTCGGGCTGCCGCGCACCTCCCACGAGCGCACGGTCCAGGTCCGGCCGTTGAACGCGAGCACGGCGTCGCTATAGACATCGCGGGTAATGCCTTTTGCCGCCAGCTCATAGATGCGCGCAAACGCACCTGGCCCGACGCTGCGAACCTCCGCGGCAGATGCCTGCGTCACCGCCGACGAGATCGGCAAGGCCTTCGGCCGGGTGTCGTCGATGACCGTGATGTCGGCAGTGCCCATGATGGCCGGCACGCCGATCTCGGCATAGACCGGGTCGAACAGCAGTGCGCCGTAGTTGATCGTCACAGCGTCAGCAGCTCGTATGCGAGCCACGTGCCCTCGACGTGCACGATGTCGCGACCGTCGTGGTGCAAGGCTTCGAGCACTGGCTTCACGTCGACGGTGCCGAGTTCATGAAAATCATGATAAATGATGATCCCACCCGGCCTGACGATCGACCTCGCGAGCGCGCTATCGTGCTCGACGGCCGCGCGTCCGTGGTCCCCGTCGATGAAGATCGCGTCGGCGGGCGGCAAGTCCTGCGGCGTGAGATCGAGCGATCCGCGCCGCAGCAGCACCAGCTCGAACCTCGCGTCGTCCTTAACCAGTTCGCCCGGATTGGCGGGCACCTCGTGACGCTGCACTGCCTTCTCCGGTACATAGCCGGGCATCACGTCGACCCCGGTATAGTGCTCGATGTCCGGCACGTTGGCGAGGATCGCCTTGGCGGTGCGGCCCGTATTGACGCCGATCTCGATCACGTGGCGTGGCGATACGCTGCGCACGAGCGCGATCAGCACCTCGAGCTCGCCGTGGTTCATGTAGCGCCGCGGCAAGCCGGCCCAATCGATGGGACGCACGTCAAATCGCGATTGCGGAACGGTCGGCAGCGACATGGTTATCCAGGAAACGCGCGATGCGTGCGTGAGCGTCGTCGAGGTCGATGTCCTTGTTGCACGGGTGCTTGGGCAGGAAGCAGTCGCACGGCTGCACCGGATCGATGCCGAGCGTGGGCGCGAAGCGCGCGCCGTAGGCATAGAAGCGCGACGACTCGCGCCCGCCGTAGACGGTGATCACCGGCGTGCCGACAGCTTGCGACAGGATCAGCGCGAAGCCGGGCGAGCAGAAGGTGAGCGCAGCGGATGCGATCAAACCGATCATGGCCTCGGCGTCCAGTTCGCCCGCGTGCAGGACAACGTCGGCATCCAGATGGTCGCCACAAATCCATTCGACGCCGTCGACCAGGTCGGCGATCGACACCACGAAGAACCGGGAGCGGATGGCATTGTAGATCGCCGCGTAGGCCTTCGGGTCGGGATTGCGGGTGGCGCAGCCGCCCCATTCGGTACGGTCGACCAGTGGGCGCAGCACCATGACAGGACGGCCGGGCCGTGGGCGCACGATGTGCAGTGCCTTCGCGCGCCATGCCTCGGGCACCGGCAACGAGAAGTCCGCGCCGTCGAGGGGTTGGTGCAGCGTATAGCGCAGCATGCCGCCCAGGATGGAGCCCGAGGCGCGAATGCACGTCGTGTCGTACCAGATCTTCTTTTTCTTTGGCGGGATGATTGTCCGCCGCAGGCGCGCATAGCTTTCGCGCTCGCGCAGAACGTTCTTGCACTGGGTGCGCAGCGTCGTTCGAGCCGGCGGCAATACCGCAAACCGCTCGCCGACGAGGTCGTGATAGAGGCACGGCCACGGGGTGTGGAGCCACACGTCCGAATCCGACGTCGCGAGCACGCGGCGCACGAGCGCGCGCTGGTGGATGCAATCTCCAAATCCATGCATGCCGTCGAACACGAGAGGCGGCTTCATCTTCATGCCGCCACCCGCCGATGAACTGCTTCGTGGATTGCGTCCGGCAGGTCGACGACCGGCCACAGGTCGGCGTAGGCGCTGCCAGGACTGGCGTTGAGCAACGAGATGCCCATGGTCCGCAGCGGCTCGACCATCGTCGCGACATCAGCCCGATGCCGATCGTAGCGTTCCGGCTTCGGCCCCCAACGGTGCGGCTTGTGGTGCCAGACCCGGCCATCCGGAGCCGCCTTGCCGTCGGCGCCGAGCCAGACGATCGTGCCGCCGCGGCCGACCAGGTGCGCCGCCAGATTGGTGGCCGCGGTGAGAGACGTCCACTTCTGCGTCAGGGTGTCGGGCGCCTGCGACAGTCCTGGCGGCTTGCCTTTGCGGCAGACGAGCACCTTCTCGTTTTGCACCATGTTCGAGACCGTGACGACGCGCCCGCCGAGGCTCGCGATCGCCGCCTGGTTTTCCGGCTCGTTCCACCAGCGCCAGTCGCCGAAGTAGCAGAAGTCAGCCCACGGCGCGGCATGGATGCTTGAATTGATCACAATCACCCGCCGCCCGCGCAGTTGCCCGAGGTCGTGCCCGAGCACCGACGGCCCGCCGGCAATGATGAACGCAGTCTCGCGTTCCCATTCGCGCGGCACCGACCAGAACGTCATCGTCTTACCCATGGACGATGCGCCACGTCGGCAGTCCCAGCAGCATGGCCACGACCATATACAGAACGATCAGCATCACCACGAGCAAGTATAGCCGCTGCACGTTCCAGTCGATGCTGTAGGTGAACCACTTCGCGACCATGACGATGATCGCGCCGACCAGCACGAGGATGGCGGCCACGATTGCGGCATTGACCACGCCGAGCAGCAACCCGGTCAATGACATGGCGACCGCTCCACGTCCTCAAGCTGACGCACTGGTGTAATCCCCCCAGGACCGCGCGCCGCGCAGTTTGGATACTTCCTCGCGCAACTCGCGCACTTCCTCTTTCAGCTTGCGGACTTCTTCTCTCAGGTCATCGAGAGTAGCCGCCAGCGCATCTTCGCTCATATCGGACGCCCGTTGATGGTCATGCGACACCCAGCCGCCGGAACGGCCGGATGAGATCGACCACCGGTGCCGACAGAAACCCGGAATTCGCCGTTGCCGTCGCCGAGGTGAAGTAACTGATCCGCGTATCGCCGTGGCTGATGTCGCGGATGCTCGGGTCGCGCCCACCGGATGACCTGACTTCGAACACCGCCTCGATGACTGCCTTGGCGAGCCTGGCCGGTGCCTCTTCCGGCAGATCGTAGCCGCCCGAATAGGCGACCGCGATCTTGTTCTCCCAGGCGCCGTCCGGCATCCAGAGGCGCCCGGTCGGCGGATCGAACTCGTAGTCGGCCGCGGTGGCGCCCAGTGTCGAGATCTCGAGCACCTCGACCACCGGATAGAGAGACAGCGTCAACGCCTGCCGCGCCGGCATGATTTCGTTGCGATCGAAGGTAAACGTTTCCAGGCATTCCGCCCGTCCAAAGCGTCGGTCGCAATATTCCGCAATAAGCCGTGATTGAAACGTGATAGCCGCCTGCAGCGCCGCGTCGTCCGCGCTGCCCTCGATGCCGAGCGCGAGCTTGAGGTCGGCGAGACTGACGAGGTCGGGGCCGGCGCTGTCGGTCGCCTCGTCGACGATCTCGAAGATCGAGTGCATCGCTACTTGAACCTGACCGGCTCGAGCGCGCGCTTGTCGTCCGGCCGGAAGTCACGGCCGTCGGCGCCGCGCTTGACGGCGAGCCGCCAGTGGTCCGACTTGCCGGGCTTCTCGCTGGTATCGGCCTGCGCGATGAACATCGACCCGCCGTGGCTGACCGTATCGCCGGCCACATAGGCGCGCTCGGTCCAGACGCCGGCATCAAGCGGAATGGCGGTCTTGATCTCGTGGGTTTTGCCGCCGAGCGCCGCGTTCAGCGTGCGGCCGAGATCCGCCGAGGTGAACGCGGCCTTTTCGAAGACGCCGGCGATCTCTGCCGTGACCTGCTCGACGATGTAGCTCCGTAGCAACGCAAGGTCAGCGGCGTCCCGGCCATCGCGTCCAGGATCTCCCTTGTCGCCTTTTTCCCCAGGAGGGCCTTGAGTAGCTTGCGGCCCAGGATCGCCTTGAACACCACGTTGCCCTTCCGGCCCAGGAGGACCTGGAATTCCATCGGTTCCTCTCTCGCCTTGCGCCCCTTTTTCACCGGCATCGCCTTTCGGCCCGATCGGACCTTCGGGTCCAGGAAGACCACGTTCGCCTTGCGATCCATCGATCCCTCGCTCTCCGACCGGCCCCGGCTCACCGGCGTCGCCCTTCTGGACCGGCCGCGCCTCAATGGCGACGAGGCGCGCAATGAGCGGCGCGACGACCGCGCCTACGACCTCGTTCACGAACGGGACCAGGCCTTTTGCCAAGGCCTGAATCATTCTGTCGTCCATCACGCGGCCTCGCGATACACGGCTTGCAGCGCCCGATGAAACTGCTTCGGCACATCCGCAAGCTGTTCCTCATTTGGCGGCTTGGCCGCGCTGCCATCGGGCGGCGGAGATGGTGGAGCCGGCGGAGCATTCGGCTTGAACGGATCGTCTTGCGCGTCGCGTTTGGCCAGGGCCGCGAGCGAATAATTCTGCTGCTGCAAGTACGGCGACTCGCCGCCGTCGACCGGCTTGAGGTCGAGCTTGCCGCGGCCTTCGTTCGGCGACATGACGCCAGCGCCGACGGCGTCGCGGATCGAGGTGACCAGCGTCACGGTATCCATGCGCAGCAGTGTCTCGGTGTCGAACTCTGTTCCGAGATCGCTGCCGCCGAGGCCGAGCGCATAGTCGAGCAGCTCCTCGATCTCCTCGATGTGGCTTTGCAGCGCTTGCGAATAATACTCGACGTTGAGCGCCTGCACGTTGTTGTAGGAGGGCAACGCGCCGACGCCGACCTTGTAGGGCGGGACATGGTAGACCGAGCACACCACCTCGGCCGACCATTTCAGGTTCTCAATCAACTGACCCTCAACATGGGTCATCGAGACCTTTTCATATTTCAGACCGCCGCCCAGCACGGCAACGCGACCATAGTTGGCGCCACCGAAGCGGGCTTCCCATTGCTCCTTGAACCGCGTCTGCTGGACGTCGCTGATCTCGCCGGGCGCGGTGATGATGCCGCCAGGCGTTGACGAGTTCTCGAACAGCAGCGTCGATGCCCTTTGCGCATTGAGGCCGAGCATCGAGGACAAGCCGCTGGCAAACACCGGCGGCGTGCCGCACAGCGGATGGAACAGGCAGTTCATTCTGTCGTGGATGATCTCGCGCGCCGGCACGATGATGTCGCCGATGCCGGCGAGATTGTCGCTACTGAGCCGGTAGAACACGCTGCCGTCGTCGGACACCAGTGGCTGCACCCGCGTCGGATCGAGGACGTGCAAGTCGGTCACGACCTGGCGGTTGTCGCGCACCTTGAGAATGTACGCATTGCCGCGGCTCAGTTTCGACAGCACCCAGCATTCGAAAAACTGGTTGTGGGTCTGGTAGTCGTTCGGCTGGCGCAGCACGGGCGAGTACGCCGGGTTCGTTGTCTCGCTCCAAATGTCATTGCTGTCCTTTTCGACCAGCTTGACGCGCAGCTTGGCGATGTCGCGCGCGATCAAAGTCTTGCATGCGAAGTCGGCATGGAAGCTCGACGCCGTGTCGGTGTTGATCGAGACGTTGCGCTGCCAGGCCCCGGCGAACGGTTCGCGGATGATCGGGAACCAGCCACCGCGGCCCTCCGAGACAGAACTCAACGCCTTCTGCTTCTCCCCGGTGAACGGGATCGGCAAGCCGAAAATGCGCACTAGCGGGTTTCCCGTGAAACCTTCGAGATCTCGTGCTGCAGCCGGATCGTACCCCAGCGCTTGTCGATCTCGATGCCGAGCCGGTGCGCTTGCGCACGCAGATCGTCGAGCGGATCGAGTTTGGTCTCCATCCGCGCCGCCACCACCGGCTCTGGCATCGGAGCCGGTGGCAACGACTGCGGCGGAGACTTGCCGGGAGGACGAGGCGAAGCCTCCGCCGCATAGCGCGCCTTCTTGCTGGCGAGGAGCGCAAGCGCATGCCGCGCCGGCACCTCGTACTCGTCGCCGGCGGTCAGGTGCCGCGTGCCGTACTTGTGCGGCTTGACCGCCGTCAACCGGCGCATTTTTGTCATCGGCATAAGCCTTCCAGACGGCGTCTAACGCCTGATGTCCTCACGCGGTGTGAACCGGGCCGCCCCAATCGGCGCTGGTCAGATACGCAACCGACTGGGTCCGTCCACGCATCCAGTTGATTATACGCTCGGCGCGTATAAAAACGCTGTTGGTCTGAAAGGCCGATACTAACGATGCACCGGTCGGCGTGATCGAGTCATGCGCCGGCGCATCCGACATTTCGAGCGAGGCTTCGCGGCTGGCATCGATCTGGATGTCACCATCGTCCGCCACGAAGATGTCCGAGGCGTTGACAAGCACGACGATGTTCATCGCCTTGGTGATGTAATCGCTGGCAATCACCGGCATACCGTTAAGCGTGCCGCCGGTCATGCTCATGCCATTGAACTCATGCTGTCCCAACGGGTTGGTCATCATTGCCAAGGCAACCGCATTGTTCGAAGACATGATCCAGACGCCGCTCGAGATTGGATTATTGGCCGCAGCGAACTTGGCGTAGAGCGATCGGATATCGAGCCGGATGTCGTCGGCATCATCGCCCGACGACACCACCGTGGCAGCACCGTTGGTGATCGAGGCCGGCGAGACACCCGACACCGCGGTTTTCGCTGGATTGATAAAATCGATGTCCAGCCGTTCCCGTAAGGCTTGTGCCAGGCTGTCGCGAACGATGATGTCCGACTTCGGATTGCTGAAGCGAATCGACTCGTCGGTGAGCGCGCAGATGTTGGCGACCTTGGTTGGCGGAAGTGTCGTGCGCGCGAAGTTGAACGAGGTCAGCGGCTTGGCCTTGCCTTCGCCAACCCAGTAGCCGGCACCGCCACCGGTCTGCGTAACGATCGGCGTATTGAACATCACCGACCGCAGCGCGGGAATGCCGCCCGTGCCGAAGCGGCCAAGGATGGTCATCGGCCGCAAATATTCCAGAAAAGCAGCAACCGCGGCGCTCTCCGCGCTGTACAGGTTGGCGGCCCAGTTGCCGCTGATCGTCGAGCCGGCCGGGACGGCGGTTTTGGTAAACTCACCGACGATGGCACTGTCGGGGCCGTACATTTCCACAGCAAGATCGGCCGCGGGACGAAACACCTTCTGTGACAAGGCCAAGCACTTAACCTTTTGGGCAAACAGCTGTCCCGGCTCCAGCCTCGGCTGCGGCTTGACGATGATCGAGGAGCCGCGCGCGTCGGAGCCTTCCTGCGCGGTGCTGGCTTTGGTCACCGGCCGAGCCGTGAACGCCTTGGCTTTCTCGACCTGGCGCAAGCGGACCAGGTCCTTGTCGATCGCCTCGACCTCGCCGGACAGCTTGTCGAACTCGTCCTGCTCGGCCGTGTCCGAGGTGCGATCCTCGTCCAACGTCTTCTGCATCACGGCTTCCATGCGGGTGGCACTCGCCATCCGCTTCGCTTCCAGCGCGGTTATTTGCTCTGCAATAGTCTTCATGGCGCCCTCCTGGGCTGATGTTCGTCCCGAGGCGCCGGGTGGGTTGAGATGCACGACAGCGCGTGGCATGCGGCCAGGCGCGGCCCGCTGCGCGGTGTCGAGAGATTTGATGGTGTGAATTGTGGCCGAAGCATTTGCCGGCACACTTACCAAGCTCAGCTCTACGACTTCGGTTTCAATGAAACGAATTCCTCCATCCTTGAGCATCGCGTGCTCAAGTGGTCGAAACCCGATCGACACGCCGCGCACCAACCCGGCCTTCACTTCTGCCCAGGCTGTGTCTACGCGATCTTTCAGAGAAGGCGGTTCTGCGACGTGAGGTATTCGCGCTTTAAAGGTAATTCCGTCCTCGGTAGGTTTATCAAACGTAACCGTGCCGATAGGTTTGTCGGACTTGTGATGGTGCAAAAGCGGAAGCGGGTTTTTGTAGTTTACGCCAAGCGGCTCGATAATGTCCCCGATTCTGTCAGGTTCAGGTGTTGTGGCCGTGCCCGTAATGATGCGCTGATCATCCTCTACCGCTTTCACAGTGAGGATCGAATAAGCCCTGTTGAGCATGGCGGTTGGCCTTTTCAGAACCGGAACATCACGACGGCGAACACGATTGCCACGGCGGCGATGAGCGCGGCGAGGCCCGTCGCTATCACCACGTCGCGGTCGGCCATTGCTTTACTTGCCTGCTCTACGTTGTCCAAATAATAACGCGCAAATACTACTGAAATACATTGACTACTTGGTAAATCAAAGTACATTACAAGTATTGGAACGAAGGAACACGGACATGACCAAGCAAGACCCCATCAAGCAGACCGGCGCCTACCTCGATGCACATTGCGCCGCATTCAATGGCTGGAGCCTTCCAGCCGCCAGGAACCAGTTCGAGCAGCAGGCCATCGACCGGGGCCACTGGGACGGCCTCAAGGCCAGGGAACGAGCACTGGGGGCGTAAGCCCCCACCACTCTACGCACTTCCGGCTTAGCGCCGCTCTTGAACTTCGCTGCGCTTGACGACCTTTTCGGTGCCGTCCTCGAGCGTGACAACAACCTGGTCCTGGCCATCCGCAAAGCCCTGATCGCCCTTTCGCGCGTCACGCATGTTGCGGATGTTCTTGCCCTGATATTGACCGTGCTGGCCGCCTTGTCCTTGTCCACCTTCTTGCTGTGCCATGGCAATTTGCTCCTTTTTTGGTTGCCTGGTTAAACTCACTCACGCAAAGAACAACTGATACTCGGGATCGCGCTGCGGCTTCGGATCGCGCACCATCACCGTGACCGCGTCCATCAGTGCCATCCACGGATCGATCTTGGCGTCGCCCGCGCTCTGCTTGGTCGCCCGGATCGCCGTCGCCGTCGGCTCGATCTTCACATTGCCCACGCACCAGTCCATCAGCGCGTTTGGCGCGTGTTTGAGCGTGCCGTTCTCGACCTTGCGCTCGGCCGTCTTGATCGCGTTCATAAGCTGATAGCCTTGCGGCGCGCCGACGACTTGCTCGCCCTCCTGCGTGATCTTGATCGCGCGCAACGCCTCGATGAACTCGCCCAGGCCCGCGGGATCGACCGCCACGCACGCCAGCAGCTTCTTGTCCCGGATTTCGGCAATCAGCTCGACGATCTCCTCAATGTCCTGCTTCGCGTGCTCGACAATTGTCAGTTCACCGGCCGCCTGCGCCTGCACCAGCCGTGCCGCGATCGACTTGCGCCGTTCGAGCACGCTCCGATGACACCACGCATGCGTCCAGCACAGCCAGTCGAGCGTCTCGCGGCAGCGCCCGAGCACGGCGACCCCGAACAGGTCGTCGAGCCCACCTCCGTCAATCCCGACCACCACCACCTCGCACCGGATCAGTATCTCCTCGAGCGTCAGCGCCGCATCCTGCGCCTCCTCCCAGAAGTCCGCGCCCGCCCAACGGTCGGTCGTGAACCCGATGCCCATCTCGATGTTGAGATGCTGCGAGGCCCAGCGCCGGATCTCCTCCTCGCCCTTGTAGGTGGCGGTCTCGTAGTCCGCGACCAGCCGGTCGATGGTGATCGACTTCCCGAGGTTCGGCGTCACCATCGGCCAGTGCGCCGGATTCTGCCACTGCTGCCGGTCCTTCGCGATGTCCGGCGGAAACTCGTACAGCACCGGCAACATCGCGGCGCCCGCCGCGCCGGCCAACCCGTCGCGGATCGCGCGCGCCATGTTCAGCTCGGCCCGGAACGCGCCCGCCGGCGGCTCGTCGCTTTGCGTCGTGATGAACGCCAGGAACGCCTCCGGGATCGGCAATAGCCCGCCGCGGATCTGGCCGATGATCCGGGCGGCCTTCGCGTTGCGCGAAATCTCATGCAGCTCGTCGATCAGCACGCCCGCCGGCTTGACGCCGGTCAGCACGCTCGTGTCGAACGTCTTGATCTTCAACTGCGCCTTGGTCCTACGATCCGTGATGCACTTCAGATGCTCTTGCACCAGCATCCGCTTCTGCAGGAACCCGTCCGGATCGATCTGCGTCATGCCGGCCGCCTGCATGAACGCCAGGTCGGCCACCGCCTGCGTCGGCGCCACCAGCAAGAACTCGGCGCGCGGCCGCTTGTTCATCAACAGCGCCGTCATCATCAGCGCCGCACCGTAGGACGTCTTGCTCGATTTCTTCGCCGCCAAGAGGAACAGCTCGCGGATCACCCGCTCGCCGGTCTCCGTGTCGACGGCGCCGAGCAGCACGCCGACGATCTCGCGAAACCACGCGCCGGCGGCATCCGCCAGCGCCGGCGTGCCCGGCACGTCCGGCAGCCGCAGCTTGTCGAAGATCCTGGTCGCGCGCGCGGTCTCGGCCGCGTTGATGCTGTGCGCCGCCGGCGGGACCAGCGAGCGCAGATTGCGAATGCGCTCGCCCCAGTCCGCACACGACAGGTCGAGCATCAGTGCACCAGCGTGACCCACTCGGTGCCATCGGCGCTCTTGACCGCGTCGATCGTCGCCTGCTCCTTCTTGCCGAGCGGAGGCGGCAATGGCGATGGCGACGGCGCATACTCGGACCAACCGGCGCGCACCTTCAGCCAGAAAATCGCCGCGGTGACCGCCTCACGCCCGGTGCCGGTCGCGATCTTGAACAGGTTGTCAGCTACTTGCGTGTTGGTCCTAACGTGCCCAAGATCGAGCTCGTCCCGGTAGTGAAGGCTGAGTGTCTTCGGATCAATGCCCATGACACCCGCGATGTCCGCCTCGCGAATTCCATAACCTGCCATGGTCTCAACCTGCCGCCGTTGGTCGGCGGTCGGCGTGTGCCTCTTTCTTCCCATCGAACCTCCAGTGATTTTTCATATTCTGGAAATATGTGTCTGATCCAAAGGGCAAAAAATTCCCTGGATGGT